TGAACATTCTGTCGTCAGTATTATAGAAGAACAAGAACATGAACAAGATCGGTCTTTTGACAGTTGTCAGACGTTGGTTAACTTATCAGCGCGAGATTGCGGTAATACTACTAACTTCTCACACATCGAAGCAGGAAATTGTGATTTCGAATTAGATGAAACATCCAAACATCGCGATGGTTTCAGTGATGATCTACGATCTAAATTAGAGATCGTAAAGACCAGTCTCCTTAAGCCTCAACTTCAACTTCCCTCAGTTAACGTTGAAAAAACTATTCTAGTCATTAATGAGTCGGGTGAAGAGAAACTTTGTAATAAACAAAAACCCAAAAGAGATGTAACGTTAAAAAAAAATAAAATTTTTAAAGATTCCACGTGGTTGCGTATAGCTGATACTCCTTTTAGAACATTCATACATAACGAACCGGTCGTTCAGCGCATACCAAATGCAATTTGGAACAAAATGCTGAGACCTTTGCACATCGGAAAGTTTTATTCGGCCAGTGGAACGGGTAAGCTTTGCGTAGTTAACGGCTTGTTGGCTTCGCTCGGTATAGCCAATGATGAGGGTACTATGAACATGCTAGTTCAGCGTTTCATAGACGTGTCTTCGGATTTGGGTGTGCCAGCCAGTAAGGAATTTTCCCTCATGGCTATGTGTCTCGTATATGCTGAATTGAATATCAACTACGTTATTGCTGTTGAACAAAATCAAGTCATTGATCTATACACTCGATATGATAAGAATAATCGTAACTCCCATGTATTTATTGTTCGCGACAATCATGTTTATTATGAACATGCAGAAGGTACCATGCCTGGAATACAGTTTTTGTACACCCGCAACGTATCTGTTTTTACCGAACAACATCCTGTCACAGATGTGTTATACACAAGTGCAAAAACTCAATACATGTTACGTCATCAAATAGGAGGAGAAGAGCGTGGTAAAGTCAATTTGAAGTTTGAAACTCGTATCACGAATTCAATAACTGAAGGTTTCAAACGAAAGATCTTTGGTAAAGCTGCTATACGGAAATTTGGAGAACATCCTGCCTGCTATTACAAAATGAAAGAAGTCGATCAAGAAACTAATGTTTACATGTCTAACGTTTTAGTCGTGGGTCCGGGCCAATGTGGTAGTGCTATTTATCACACAAAAGATTGCAATCGCTTTGTACACACAGTGGGTCCTCGCGAATCCGCTTACTCGCATGAAAATTTAGTTGAGTTGTG